GGTTCCTGCTGGTGGTTTTGATGGTTGGGATATCTACAGAGAATACAGAACAAACGGTGATAACTTTATTGTTGGTGGTTCAGGTTTCTTAAGAGGTTTCGCACCAACATCACAATTCCCTACCGCTACAGGTTGGGGGGCGTTCAAGAAAATAACAGTTCAAGGAAACTCAACTGATTGGGCGAACACTGATTATTACGCATACTTGTTAGGTCAACAGACATTCGCAAACCCACAAGCGGTTAACATTAACATATTTGTAACTCCAGGTATTGATTTCGTATCAAACTCAAATCTTGTAGAAGATGCTATTGATATGATTGAAAATGAAAGAGCGGATTCATTGTACATTATGACATGTCCTGACTACAACATGTTTGTTCCTACGAGTACAAATGTAAACGACGCATACTTCCCACAAGAAGCGGTAGATAATTTGGAAAATACTGGAATAGATTCTAACTATACTTGTACATATTATCCTTGGGTATTAACAAGGGATACAGTAAACAACACACAAATTTACCTTCCACCAACTGCGGAAGTTTGTAGAAACTTGGCTTTAACTGACAACATAGCATTCCCTTGGTTCGCATCTGCGGGTTACACAAGAGGTTTAGTGAATTCAATTAAAGCAAGAAAGAAACTAACTCAAGAAGATAGAGATGTACTTTATCAAGGTCATATTAACCCAATTGCAACATTCTCTGATGTTGGAACAGTTATTTGGGGTAACAAGACAACTCAAATCGCTGAATCAGCACTTGATAGAATTAACGTTAGAAGATTGTTGTTACAAGCTCGTAAGTTAATTTCAGCAGTTGCGGTTAGATTGTTGTTTGAACAAAACGATGATAAAGTAAGACAAGATTTCTTGGATTCTGTTAACCCAATATTAGATTCAATTAGAAGAGATAGAGGTTTAATTGACTTTAGAGTTGTTGTTACAAACACACCTGAAGATTTAGATAGAAACCAAATGACAGGTAAAATCTACCTTAAACCAACAAAAGCTCTTGAATTCATCGATATTGAATTCTTGATTACACCATCAGGAGCTTCATTTGAAAACATATAATAAATAAAATGGGGGTAGGAAAATTCTTACCCCCACTATTTAAAATAAAAGAAATATGAAATTCACAAAAAAAACATTGTTTGAAAACGTTAATGTAAAAACAGACGGTAAAAAAACTTATTCTGACAAACCACAATCTGTAATAGTTACAGAATCACAATTAGAAAGAATTATTCAAAAACTTATTGGTAAAAAATGATTTTAGAAAAAATTGTTAGAAAAAATTTATTACGTATTTATGAAGGTTTAGACCCTGAAAAGTTACCTGACAACAAATACTATGCTTTTGATTGGGATGATAATGTAATGAACATGCCAACAAAGATTATGGTGGTAGATAATGAAGGCAATGAATTGGGTATTTCCACTGAAGATTTTGCGGAATATAGACATCAATTAGGTAAAGAACCTTTTGTGTATAATGGTAAAAACGTAGTTGGTTATGCATCAAATCCTTTCAGAAACTTCAGAGGTGAAGGGGAACAACAATTTTTGGAAGATGTATTGGTGGCAAGTTTTGGTCCATCATGGGACGATTTTGTTGAGTGTATCAATGGAGGGTCAATTTTTGCAATAATTACCGCAAGGGGTCACAACCCTGAGATTTTAAAAGAAGCGGTGTACCGTTTAATTAAAAACGATATTGGTGGTTTGGACCAAGAAAAATTAGTTCAATCACTTAAAGACTATAGAGAATTATCAGGTGAAGATATTAAAGATGACGAAACATTAATAAAAGAATATTTGGATATGTGTAAATTCCATCCTGTTTCATTTGGTACAGGAGCTGAAGCAAATCCTGAAGAAGGGAAAATCGTTGCTTTGAGGGATTTTATTTCATATGTAAAAAAGTTGTCAATGGATTTGGGTGGGAAAGTATTGTTCAAAAATGACGTGTCCAATAATTTTGTGATACCAAAAATAGGGTTTTCTGACGACGACTTAAAAAACATAGAAAAAGTTAAGGAGTTCTTAGCTAAAGAATTTGGTAAAGAAAGCCCAGTACAAACATATTTAACTAAATCTAATATAAAAACTAGATATTAAATAAATAATTAACTAATAAACTAGAACGCCTAGGAAATATATGACGAAAAAAACCAAATAGTCAATATTTATAAGAAAAATAAACTAAAATAAAATAAAAAATAATAGAAATAAGATATGGCTGATTTATTAATGAAAATGCCCGACCCATACGAACCGAAACGAACCAATCGATTTATTCTTACGTTTCCATCTTCTTTGGGTATTAATTCTTGGTATGTTGAATCAACAGCACGTCCAAGTATAACAATAAAATCAACAGAGATTCCATTTTTGAATACAAAAACTTATGTTGCAGGTCAATTTGAATGGGGTGAAATCAGTGTTACATTCCGTGACCCTATTGGACCTTCAGCGGCACAAGCTTTAATGGAGTGGGTACGTTTACACGCTGAATCAGTTACAGGTCGTATGGGATATGCTGCGGGTTATAAAAAAGACATCACATTAGAAATGTTAGACCCAACAGGTGTTGCGGTTGAGAAATGGATAATGCAAGGTTGTTTCCTAACAAAGGCGGATTTCCAAGGATTGGATTATGCACAAGATGGTTTACAGAAAATACAAGTTACTATGAGACCTGACCGTTGTATTTTGGTTTACTAATATTTACAAAAAAACAAAGTCAGTTTATATTTAAAGCCAGACACAAGTCTGGCTTTTTTTATGGAAAACAACGAAATCAAATACGGTCAAATGAATTTTAACCTACCACATGACGTGGTGCCATTACCTTCACAAGGACTTTTTTACAAAAATAAAAAGAAATCCATCAAAGTTGGATATTTGACGGCAACAGATGAAAACTTATTAATGTCAAACAATTTAAATGGTTCTGATTTAATTTCACAACTTATCAGAAGTAAAATTTACGAACCAGACATGAAAATTGACGACATGTTGAACGGGGATATAGAATCCGTTTTGATTTTTTTGAGGAATACATCATTCGGTACAAAATATGAAGTAGTATCTGTTGACCCACAAACAGGAAAAAGATTTGAATCTGTAGTAGATTTGGGTGAATTAAACATCAAAGTTCCTGAAAATCAACCAGATTTAAACGGTATATTTACTGTTAATTTACCCGTAACTAACGATGTAATACAATTAAGACTATTAACTTATGGGGAAGAAACTGCAATAGAAAAAGAAATAAATGCTTATCCAAATTCTATTACTAAACCGTTCATTACTAGAAAATTAGAACAACAGATAGTATCAATTAATGGTTCAAATGACAGAGGTACAATTTCAACATATGTTTCAACAATGCCAATTGCCGACTCTAAATTTATAAGAAAATATTTGAAAGGTTGTGAACCAAAATTAGATTTAACAAAACAAATTCAAACCCCGTCTGGAGAACTAATTGATGTTGACATCAATTTTGGGGTAGAGTTTTTTCGGCCTTTCTTCACAGTTTAAAAAACTTTTATTAGACGAAACTTATTATTTGGTCAAAGATGGTTTTACATACTCTGATATTATGAGTATGCCTACCTATCAAAGAAAATATTTTTTGGGTAAAATTATGGAACGAGTTGATAGTGTCAGTGAAAAATAAAAATTCACCTATTTATTAGTATGCAAAATGATAAAGCAGCAATAAACACTACTGATTTGAAAGAAACCGCAGGTTTATGGAGTTTAATTGGTGCGAATATCACATCCGCAGCGGAATCAACTAAAATAATTAATAAACTTACCGCAGGTCTTTCAGCTAGTGCTGGTCAAATTGTTGATAAAATATCATTATTTGACGATGAGTTAATCAAAGCATCACGAGCACTCGGACAAAGTGTTGGATTTGCTAAAAATTTAGAACAAAATTTTGGTTTTGCGGCTGAAAAAATATTGAAGATTGGAGGAACTTCAGACGAGGTAATTAAAATCTTCAAAATGATGTCGGAAGAAATGGGACGAACTGTCTCGTTTACTGAAAACGCATTATTTAACATGTCACTTCTAAGAAAAGTAGGTGTGGACGATGCGTCAATTAAATCTTTTGGTAAGTTATTTGATACAATAGGTGGTACTTTCGAAGAGGCGACAACACAACAAATGATGTTGGTAAATCAAGCAAAAAGTTATGGTTTAAATGTTGCTCAATTTATGAGTAGTGTTGCTGGTCAATTAACAAAAATTAATCAATACGGTTTTCCAAATGGTGTTAAAGATTTAGGTGAAATGGTTGCCAAATCTAAACTGTTGGGTGGTAATATAGAAATGGCTGCTGGATTGGCGGACAAAATAATGGGAAGTCCTGAAACTGCGTTAGACTTAGCATCACAATTACAAACATTAGGTGGTTCATTCGCTTCATTAGGTGACCCAATGGAACTTTTATTTTTGGCTCAAAATGATTTGGCTGGATTAAATGACAAACTTATGAATGCAACTAGAGGATTGGCAACATTCAACAAAGAAACAGGACAATTTGAAATTAGTATGAATGAGCGTATGAGAATAAAACAAGTTGCAACAGCGTTTGGAACCGATTCAAAAAGCATTATAGAAAACGCGACAAAACTCGCAAAACAAGAAGAAATACTAAGACAATTAGATTTTACAAGTTCATTAAAATCATTGGCTCCCGAACAAAAAGAAGTATTAGCTTCATTTTCACAAATAGGTAAAGGAGGTACAATAACGATAGAAGGTAAAAATATTGGTGAATTTACTACAGACCAAATTACTGAAGTTCTAAAAAGAGTACAAGGTGCTGGCTCACAACTAGCAATTGATGGGGACAAAGCACAAGAAGAAAATATTACGATGATTCAAAAAAATTCATCATCAATTGAAAAAGTTACAATGGCACAAAATGTTTTTTCAAATGCATTATCTATAACGGCAATACAACTTGGTGAATTCGATAATATATTAGATGGACTCGCGTCAAAATATGGTGGAGCGGTGGCTGCTGGTGCTACATTTAAAGCAGGTTTTGGTAAAGCGGTTGGCGAAAAATTAAATGAATTTGAAGAAACTGAACTTGCTAAAAAAATGGCCGAGAAATTAGAACTTGTTGGTGCTAAATTAGAACAAATTGCATTCCCAAAATTTGAGTTGTCAACTGAAAAACCAATAGTAATTTCATTTGATACTTCTTTTGAAATAAGTGATGTTGCTAAAACATCATTAAAAAAAGATTTACAATCATTTGTACAGTCAGAGATAGAAAGAAGAATGAATGGTGGTGGTACTGGTGCTGATAAACCTTATGGTAGTGGTGTCAAAACCAAATAAGGTTTAAACTAAAAATTAAAAAAATAAAACCTTATCTATTTATAAAAAAATAGAAAAATGACATTAAGTCCCTTATCATTTTCAGCAACACAAAGTCTAAGATTAAAACTTATGGCAATGAACTTAGAACCTTACTTTGTTAAGGAATCTAGTGCTCCACAAATAAATAGGGCAGATGTCGGTACAAAAGAAACACAGTGGATTGAAAGTCCATTGGTAAATCAACCTGATTTAGATAATGTTGGTTTATTACCACAAGCAAAATTAAATATATTAAATCAATATGGTCCTGAAAATGGTAGAGGTCCTAATGCTTTATTTAAAAATTTAGGTACAAAATCAAACCAAGGACCTTTTAATTTTCAAACTGATAGTACGTCTAAGTTTGCAGAATCAGAACAAGAACAAAAAGAATTGTTAGTTCTTAATAGATTTGGACCACAAGACGGGTGGAGTGACGCTTCATCGGAATTGGAAGTATCGATTCTTGAACCAACAATCAGAGATGAGTATGTTTCGGACAGTACAAAACCAAATTTATTTAGACCATCATCTTATTCTTCATCACAAATATTATTAGATAAAGACCCAACAGGTTCTGATGGATTACTTTCACAAGATTCAGTATTAACACAATTAGCTGCAACAAAACTAAGAAGTTTATTTGAAGAATCAATTGCGTATGAAATCCAACAAGAAACCGTTGGTAGAGCTAACGGTATAGCAGCATTAAAAGACCCTTATTTGGGACTTAAAATAGCTGTAGGTAGGTCACCATTAATTGAACCCGATTGGAACGTCACAGTACCTGATACGGTAATAGGGACCGCTGCAGATTTTATTTCAAGAATTACAGGAGTATATTCACCGTTCTCATATATTCCTGGTGATTATTTTTCACCTGTACAACCAACAAGTCTTTTAAATCAGGCGGTAAATTTTGTAACGGGTTTATTTGGTTTTCCAAATGTTTTACCAACAAGAAAAACCGCTTCAGATATTTTCTTGGCGTATACAGGACAAGGAACCAAAAAGTTATTATTTGGTAGTCTCGCATTAAATAGATTCGTACCTGATTATAGATTCAACTTTATTAATCAAGTTGGTTTATTTGCACCAAGACCAAATTATTATATTGGAAGTAGAACTTCAGACCCATTAGATATTGTTTCACCTTCAGGTGAAGTACCCGTAAACGAATACGGTGAGGAAGTAGAAACAAATGTATATGGACCGAGTTTACTTGGAAATCTTTATGAAAATGATATTGAATTCAAATTTGGATTAAACGGTACATCTACAATTGATGGTGGAGGTATTCAAGGAGGATTTACTTGGGTTTCACCAAAATATAAAGGAAACGCTGGTTTTAAAGTGGGTAAAGGTGGTGATGCAAAAGGATTTGACCAAAACTTCCCACCAATATCCGCACAATATAATAATTCAGAATCTACACAATATGCATTAAGAAAAGGTTCTATTTTAGATGAAACACAAAGGTTAATTAATTCACAACCTGGCGGTCAAAAAAGGTTACAACACGTTGGTAATGCAATTGACCAAGTATCTAAAGTTTTTAATGATGGATATAAAGAAATAACAAAAGGTTCAAGAGTTATAAGATATGTTGATAATAATGGAACTTTTGTGGGTGAAGAATACGGTAGAGTTTTTGCAAAAGATATTCCATATTATGAAAATTCTAAATTACAGAAGATTGATGGAAATATTAGAAAAAACCCATATTCTATTTTAGATAAAACATATAACTTAAATATGTACCCAACTTTAGGTCCTGACTCAACATCAATTGAAGGCGGTAGGGTTAAAAAATATATGGTATCAATTGAAAACCTTGCGTGGAGGACTTCAAGAAGACCAGGATTAACATATGCTGATTTACCTGAAAGCGAAAAAGGTCCAAACGGAGGTAGAATTATGTGGTTCCCACCATATGATTTAGGATTTTCAGATAACTCTACTGTTTCTTGGGAGCCAAATACATTCTTAGGAAGACCTGAAGACATTTATACATATAAAGGAACATCAAGAGGTGGTAGTTTATCATTTAAAATGGTTGTTGACCACCCATCAATTATGAATTTAGTTGTTAATCAAGTATTATCAAACTCAAGTTCTAGCGTAGTTGCTGACCAAGTTTTAGAATCTTTCTTTGCAGGACTTACAAAATTTGACGTTTATGAATTAGGTAAAAGATATCAAAACTTTTCAATTACAGAATTACAACAATTACAAGACACTATTAATAAATCAAGTGACCCTGAAAAAATAAAACAAGCGGTAACTTCAAATTTAAATAAAGGTGGTACAGGTGCTGGTGGACCTATGACATCCAATTCTTCAGTTGGTACTCAGGATTATAAACCACAACTTACACAGTATATTAATAATTCTCAATTTTATTTTGACTACAACCAAACAGGTGGCGCGTCATACAATGAATCATTGACATCATATGAATCAAATCCACAATTTGTTTCTATAGAACAATCTCAAAAAACACAAGTAGAGAATTCTAAAAATGTATTAACAAATTTAGCCAATAAAGTAAAAGAAATTTTAAACGTTAATCCAAACGTTAAAATTACTATTGTACTTAAATCAAACAGTTCATTTAATGAATCAACAAGTGTTAAGGACTCAAGAAATTCTTGTATAGAACAAAGTATTTTAAACATTGTTGGTACAAACCCTAATTTAACCATTACTAAAACAAGTGGTGCGGATAATGATACAATCGCCCCACAAACAGTACCTTGTAATACAAACACATTAAATAATTATGATGTTGTATCCGTAGGATGTAGAAGAGTTGTTATACAAGATATTATAGAAATACCATTACCTAACATTACAAATCCAAATGGTGGAGTAGTTACAAGCCCATCAACAGTTGTTGGGAATATTGGTTCACAAAACACATTACTTAATCAACTTAATAACGCATCAAGTAATCAGGCAAGAAACCAATTACAAACAATATCTAAAGAAGTTTTAAGAAAATTGTTAAATGAATCAAATTACTTCCAATTTGTAAAAGAAAGCAATCCTTATGTTTACGATTCATTAAGAGAAAAACTTAAATTTTTTCACCCCGCTTTTCACTCTACAACACCTGAAGGACTTAACTCAAGATTAACATTCTTAATGCAATGTACAAGACCTGGTGATACAATACCAACTAAAAAAAGTGACGGTACTTTTATTGATAAAGA